TTTGCTTCGTAAGAGCATCTTGAGATGAAGGAACTTGATTTTGAATCCTTGAGGCTCTTTCTATTTGCTTTTCTTCAATTCCAAAAGCATCAGCAATTTGTTTTTGCATTTTAAACTCCGTATTATCCAACCATAAAATCTATAGGTTGAGTTTCTTCACTTATTAATTTTGATTCCAATTCTGCTATATCTGTTAAAGAGTCCTGATAAATATCTCGTCCATTTAAAACAATACCAGAAGGTAAAGTGAATCCATTATACTTGAGCATATTCTGTCCCCATTGTCTTTTAATAAGTGCTGTAGTATAATCTTTAAGCCATTGGTTATCCCAAGTTTTTCTATATGTATCTGGGTCAGTAAATCTATATACTTGTAAAACTAAATAATCTCCTGCTTTAAGTGGATCAAGTTTAGAGAATATCCTTAAAACATTATGAAGTTGATTAAATTCAACTATTTTATCTCTACTGAAAAAATCTCTTATTAATGATAGATATGATTGCGAGACTGTATAAGAGGAAATTCCGCCGCCCGGTGGATAGCCATCTCCAAATACCAGGAATTGTGTTCCTAAATTTTGCATAAAAGCATTATACTCAAGATTAAAGTCTGAGTAATCATTTGAAAGCATTACAACGCCTAAAACCTGATAGATCCAATCATCTAATATAATCTGTTTTGTATCTATTTCATTTTGAGTAAGTTGACGTGCTATAAAATCAACATAACTTGCCTCATGATGAAATTCCCAAAATCGTTTTAATGCGTCATCAATTCTATCTTCAATTTGATCTGGAGAGACATTAATTTGTAATACAGGAAATCCTAATTTTCTTAAAGCATAGTTTTTTAAATCTTCTCTACAACTATTCATATGATTGACCCTTAAGTAAATGTAATAGCAGATGATATTTTGAGATTACCTAAAGGCAATATTACAACAAGATAAAAAGTTTTTGCTGCTGCTTCAGTGATATCAATATCAAAAAGACCAGTTCCGTTGGAAATTGCTGTTCCAACTTTACCAGATACAATAGGGATTAAAACTCCTTGTGTTCCTGTTGCCCACCCTCCAGACGGCGCTGTAGAAGTTAAATTAAGGCCAGTCGAAAGGTCACTTAAATAAATCTTAACTCCAGCAGATGAAGTTAAATTAGAACCAAATCTATTTTTAAGTTGTACTGATACTCGTATAATATTACTGGCTTCAGTTCCAATAGTAAATGTTGCATTTCCTATAAAAAGATCACCTAAAACTTCATTAATAGCACTAACTGCGCTTGTTTTGCTTGTTGTAGATAAAGTCGTAATATCTCCAAGTTCTGTTTGAACTTCAGAAATAGCATCGACTAAATTATCTTTAGCAGTTGTATTAAGTGTTGCAAGAGCACCAATATGATCTATAGCCTCATTAATAGCGGCTACTAATGTTGCTTTATTAGAAGTTGTTAAAGAAGTTAAAACTCCGTGTTCACTATCAAGTTCGTTGATTGCGGCTACTAATGTTGCTTTATTAGAAGTTGTTAATGAAGTTAAAACTCCTTGTTCTCCATCTAATTCATTTATTGCCCCAGTTATCACTTGAGATGTTGTCGTTAATGAAGAACTACCTATCTTGGTTTGATGTTCATCTATTGCATTTACAATAGAAGTTTTATCAGTTGTAGTTAAATTTGTTAAAATACCTATATTGCTTATGACTTTATTAAGAGCCTCCACAAAGGTATCTCTATCGGCTGCTAAAACATTAACCAATTCCAAATCGCCCATTAGAGTAGCAATTTGGTTTACTTTTGTTCTCCAATCGTGGAAATAATCATAAGATTGTATTTGAGGTATTGCCATATTTTAGCCCTACTTTTGTTTTCCTTGAAGTATATCAAGTATAAGTTGAATATTATTTTCTAATTTTGAAACTCTTTCTTCAAGAGTATTAATTTGTTTTCCTGTTTTTTTCCTTAAGAGTGCTTTATGATAGAGTTCTTCATTAATATTAACAACATACGATTTATCAACCTTAATAAGGTCTGGATAGTTTTCAATTTTTTCTTCCATTATATTTTCTCTATTGTTTTAAAGGTATCTAAAATAATTTAGATACCTTTATATTATTTAAGTTACAGCGATTGCTCTAAATGATTGGAATAAAGGTGGTAATGCTGGATTTTTAGATTTACAAACTATTTTAATTTTAAATGAACTAAAATCTGTTATAACATCATCCCAATAATGTGTGGTATATGCGGTATCAGTTGTAAAAATATCAATTTGCATTTTACTCATTGTGATCTCATATTCAACTCTATCTGTAAGATCAGCAGAATGATGAGTTTTATTTAAACCAACTATTCTCATCCATCTCTTTGTATCAATATCAACTCCTTCATAAGGCGCTACAACTTTAATCCAAATATCGAAGTCAGAATTAATATCCTTGTAGATATCATAAGCAATAACTAAATCAGAAGCAGGATTTGCAAGATTGATAGTCCTTGTCACATACTTGTAATTCTCCGAGCCATTCATTGGGTCACTTTCACTATGGAATCGTCCTGTCGCATTAGGCTCTACTTCAATCTGAGACTGAGTCATCCATTCAACTCTATTGCTTACAGTGGTAATGCTAAATGAATCAGTATTAATCATCGGACTTACCCATTGGTTTGGCGCTGTAAATGCCGCAACAACAGAAATTAATCGACTACTATCTATAGCATTATCTGAGCAAACCATCTTATGCGGAACGTCTAAGAATATATCATTACCGACTACTATATTTTTAGTATCAAGTGTTTGGTAATCCTGTGCTGTAAATGGCCCATTAGGAGGATTGTGTCCTATTCCTGTATATGTCCACTTCTCAGATGAACCATATGAAAGATATGCTCCAGATACATTAAATAACTCATATTTTTCATTCATTGTTATTCTGCATCCTTCACCACCAAATCTTCCTGATTCAGTTGCTGATCCAGATGCTATCTGAATAATAAATGTATCCATACTATCAACTTCAACAACAGTATGTTGCTTACTTAAATCACTAAACAAGAAGCCATTAAACATTACACCTACAGGAGAACCCTCTTTAAATGTTCCTGTAACTGTATTAAATCTTACTGTTCCATCTGATTGAATATCACTGCCTGTATATCCTACTTGTGTAATAAGATAGTTATCGTGAAGGGTTTTATCCATCTGATCGCAAATGAATGTGCTTCCGGCTAAAAATGATCCTTTCATATTAGCAATCTTAATGTAAGATTTAACTTGATCTGTTTTAAAATCAACAACCTTTCCAGTAAACGTGCTACTTGCATTGCGAATTATCATTCCAATCTGCATCTGTCCAGAACCAGCAGGAATATCAATCCAGAACCAACTATCTTCATATAGACTAATAGTGGTCTTATCTCCAGGAAGAAGTCCGTGATTTTCGGCATAAACACGCAATCTACTCTTACCTTGTTCTGCTTCAAATGGATCTCTATCCAAAAGCATTTTTTCTGTGCTATTCGTAAATTTAATATCCATTGAAGTCTTTTTAAATTGAGCAGCATATAGTCGATATTTTATATCCTCATATTGCTCTGCATTCCAAGTTTCCCCATTTTGACTTCTAAAACTACTTTCATTTGAAGGCTGTGTTTCAACAATCTTATTAGGTTGATCGATAATAGGCATACCTAATTTAGCAACCCAAACACGAGTATCTGGACTCCAACCTCTAATAACAAAGCAGTATGATGTTTGCCCTTTAACAAAAACTGGAAAATCAAATTCAACGTGATATGGTGTCTTGCTATCTTCACTCACATAACTTGCAAGAATTGATGGTGAAATATCTCTTTTACTTAACACTTCTCTGGTTGGATAACCGTTATCCATCGTTCTGATCTCAACAGATATATCATTTCCTGCATTGCTATCTACTGATTCAAAGTATAAATCAATACCAGTTATGAAATGGTCAACATCAAGTCTAAATCCTTGTGCAATAGGATCTTGACATCCAGCACAGAAATTACAGCAAGTGCATCTCTGCCAACATCCACCATTTCCATCAGAAACCATACATTTCTCTCCACCGTGGGCAAGAGATGTATCTATACGTCCATCATCGCAATCTTTTTGAGGCGGATCTTCTGGTTTCCCAGGTATTACTTCTACATTTGTAACTGTTCTCTTTTCAACGTTCTGGGTAGCCTCAACTGTAGGTGTTACTACATTCATAGTAGTATGTTGTTTGGAAACATTTAAGCCACCACTAAAGAAGATTGCTTCGGCCATTGTAAACTCAAGGTCTGGGTCACCCGATTGATCTTTATCAGAAGAAAGAAGAAATTTTCTATCTCCAGTGTGGAACATTCCTGAAGGACAAGCAAATATTCCACCAATTTGACCATTAGCATCAACAATTAAATCCTCTCCTGGAAGTCCTTTAAGGGAACGAGTATAGTCACTTACAGGCTTTCCATCAAAAAAAGCATAGACTTTTGTATTAGCCTTCATCTTGGTTGCTAAAAAGGTGATATCAGTCGATCTCATCCAAGGGTTAATTGAAACATCTGTAACTCTGTCGCCCATATCATAAGATGTAGTGCGACTGCCCATCGTAATATCTGTTCCAACTCTTTGCTGATTTGTTGTTGTTGTGATTGTTTTTCCTACTGCTCCAACACCATTTTGTCCCTGAAGATTATTATCAACTTGTTGAACAGTTTTATTAAGATCAGCCCATGCACCCCAGTGCATACCAAGTAAACCACCCGCATCCGCAAGTTTTTTAAGATCATCAACTCCTGTATCAACATTAATAGTTAATTCAGGTAGAACAGTAGTATCCGCCCATACATCCATATTAGGAAGTAGAACCATTTGCCCTTTCTTCTTAAATTGAAAATAAGGATTAATACTGATGTGTTTTGTTGCAAACGGTTGTTCATCAATTAAAACTGAATCAAAATCTATCATTGCCATTGTTCCAATAAAACGACAATCGCTTTCACTCTGAGAAGGCAATAGGTTTTTATTTCTGGCTGTAAATGCTGGTCGTAGTTCTCTTCTGCTTCTATCCATTGAAGCCCTAAAGTCTGTAGAAAGAATATCACCAGCCTGATAGTCTTGGAAATTATCAGCAACAAAACCATTTTTAAAGCGATCTAATCCATTTGAATCTTTAATAGACATATCAGCCGATGATTTTTCTAAAAGACTTAATGCAGTATAATATTCAATAACCTTAATACGTTCTTCTATTTTTCCGATATCTCTCATTGTATATCGCTTATTTTCAATATACTTTACTGATATATCATTAACAGAATATGTATAAGGCTTTAGATATATTTCATAAAGAGCCATTGCGTCATCATCGACCTTAGGCGGGATTGGCTTATCAGCAGGAACACCCTTCTTAATATAAAGAAATCCACCCTTATTAACACACAATAGATCAGTTCTTCCTAAATAATACTCAATATCAAATACAGCAGTAGATCCGATAACTGGTACTGTTTCACCTGCAATAGATGTTCCAATCTTATTAGGTCTAAAATCGAAAGATCCGAATAGAGGATACTCATTTTTATTGGATGCAATATAAGTTGGATTATCTTCATAACCTAATAGTCCAGTTGCAATTACATTTCTATATGAGTCTACATTATAATAGCCTAAGTGAGATGAAACATTGTGGTCTAAATATGTTACTTTATATGACCATCTTATATTAGCATTAGCAGGCAGTGATCCAGAGAAAACCAATTGGCTTTCACCGTATGTAGAATCATTAAAGTTCTTATTAAGAGAAAATTGAGAAGTGATATCAGTTCCAGTATCATTAATGTTGCTTACATCTCTTGCAGAAACGTAATCAATACTTAAAGCATCTGTTATTCCAAGATTTATTACTTTAGAAGAATTAAATGGTGCAGTATTAGGATTAAAGTTATCTACTTGGACGAAGTTATCTTGCTTCGTATTTTCTCCTGAGTTTGTTCTCATTATATTATGAACAATGCAAATCATTTTACCAGGAGTGCTTAAAAGAATACCTGTTCCTATATCAACTGTTGTTCCTAAATTAAGAGTAAATTCTGTAGTAGTTATACTGGTTTTACCAGATATATTAACTGAGCGAGCAATTCCTGATCCCTGATCGGTATCAATAATAACTGCTACAGTTCTATTTGGATCATACTCTTCAAAGTATTCATTGGTTGCTGAACTAAATGTTATTTGACCATTAGAATTTAAAAAGCCAATAAGTTTCTTTCTAAGGAATATTTGAATACTTCCAGGAGGATTAGGATTCCCTGAATCCGATATACTTCTTAGCGATTTAATATTTTCTCTTTGAAGTTTCCAAATTAACTCAGTCTTACCAGGATTATAAAGAGTAACTGATGAGTTTTCTGGTAATGCTTTGAATCCTCTTGTTCCTGTTGAATCAGTAAAGCATTGTGCTTCTGATAGCGTTCTTCCAGCAGACATTGTTAAGTCGAAAATGTAGTATTTAAAAACTGCCGGTGTAACATCGCTATTAATAATTCCACTGACATAATTAACATCATAAACTCTGAATGTCCCTATTACACTACCAGTTGGATTTTTTCCTCCATCAAATGGACCATCCCAGATGTTAATAATGGTATCATCGATTACAGGACTTTGCGCGGCCTTATTAGGATAAAAACTATATGACTTTAGAGGAATAAGATTGATAGATGTTCTTTCTTCAAATCTTTTAATAAATGAAGCCTGTTTTTGTGTATCACGGGCTTTATATGCTCGTATAAACTGCTCTCCATCATTTTGAAATCTATATCCCTTGACGTATGATATTCCACTGGTAACTGCTGCTCTTACATAGTTTGAGTCGCCATCAACAGAATAGCCTAAATCATCTAAAATAGAATCAGCCTTTTCTTCCATGAACTTAACTCTAAATGGAATAACAGTAAAGTTACCATTTGTTTCATAAGTTCTTTTAGCGATCATATCCATTATATCGGAGTATTCGCTGTCACCTTTTAAGTATCTATAAGATCCTTTTTCAACCTTGGCTAATAGAATAAAGTTATCACCATCTTCTAAATTTAAAGATCGCTTCGTCAAAGATAGTGTTATTTTATATCTATCTGCTCCTGGAGCAGAAGCATTAGGATATCCTAAAGCATTATCAAGTAGTGATGATTCGTCGTCACTTGTAATGACTTCTTGAACAAAATCGAAACCTATTTTACAATCTGGTGATTCACCGTATTTAGATACTAGAATAACTTGCCTTGAATTTTCAATGAACATACCTTCAAAATAGAATGTTCCTTCATCAATTGTAAATAACTTTCCTGCTCCAACTACTGGTATAGTATCTTCTAATGTGCTTCCAACACATCCTGGGCATCTTACTTTAACAGAATAAACAACTATTCCATTAGAATCATAGACGCTAATTGTTTCTCCAGGAATAAAGTTAATAGTTTCTCCATCAATTCCTATTGATTGATAAACAAAGTAGATAGTATTAGGATCATCGTTTTCTTTTGGAGCAGCATAAACAATAACAGCAGAAATTCCTGTTGTCTGGCCGACTATAATTGTTCCTTCAGTAAAATAATTGATATCAACTGGCTGTGAATTCCAAGGACTTGTATCATCCAGACGAGCATAAGATTTTGGTGCATAACTTGCGCGAGCATTACTTACTCTTGAACCATTCTTAAAGATATGGTTAGCAAATCTTTCAATTTGATTTTGAAGAATACTTTGAATTTGGTTAAGTTCTCTAGTTTGAACTGGTCTACCAGGTCTAAATAAAACTTTAAGAAAGTTTTTACTTGGTGTGAAGTCATCAAAATATGGAGTACGGTTCCATGTTAATTTACTCATTTATTTCTCTCTCTAAGATTAATTTATATTTAAAGCGCGCTTCTATAACTAAAATGTTACACAAATTTTAATATCTTCCTCTTGACCTGTGCTTCTAATAACCTTTGTTAGATTATTAACATAAAGAACATATCCTCTATTTGGATCTATATTATTAAGAGATAAAGAACCATAACTTTCGTGAGAAGGACCAAGATAAAACTGATTATATGCAGGCTCTAGTGTTGTTTTATCATATACATCTGTAATAAGAGAAACTTGGCGGAAAGCATTCGTATCTCCAATTGAGAGATATGCAGTTTCATCGGAAAGTCGAGCATTAATAATTGCGGTATTGGCGCAAAGTTCTGAAACAATGTTAAATCCATGACCTTCTTTAGGAGCAAATATGGCTTCTCCAATAGCCCCTGCAGTTCCAGGAATAATGAATCCCATCACGTCATTTGAATAGCCACTACCACCATTGCTAATAGTGAACTCCTGAATAGTATCGCTTACAGTCATTACGACACTTACAGTGGCTTCAGAGGTTGGAGTGTTTGTAGGATCGTATAGAATTAATATTGCTCCTCCAGTATATCCGCTTCCCGCATTACCAACAGTAATGTTGGTAATAACTCCGCTTGAAACAGTAATAGTCCCAACTGTTCCACCTGAGCCAACTGTTCCTGCTCTTTGAACCTTTGCATAAACCTTAGAAGTTAAGTCATAACCTGCTCCAATAGATGAAGGATCAACAAGAATTTGATTAAGAGTGTTATCTAAAGAATTTTTAGTTGCAAATGCTTGTGCTGGAGTAGTTGGAGTGCCTCCAGATAAAGTTGTTACCATTGTACTTGGGAATGTTCCAGTTTTCTTTAAAACTCTAAATGATGATAAACTCTGTTTGACTGCTGCTTGTTGGACATCCCATTGGTTGCTTCCGTCATCACTTATTTTATATTTAACTGGGATGAAACCATTTGTTAAAAAGAAAATTGAGTCTGAGTCAATAGAACCTATATACTTCCATACATATCCGTCAGCCAAGGTAAACATAAGTGTTCCAATATCTGTTGGCTTTGAAGTGCTTGCTGAATTATTGTTGTTATTAATACACTTATAGATATTATTTTCATCTGTTAGGACATAGAATGGATTATCATAAGATGTTGGTCCATCAATGGCTAAAGGATCTTTTTTATCATCATATTGACTATAATATGCGCCACTTTCCCAATTATATCTTTTAATAGCAAGTCTAAAATTGCTATTAGATACTCTTTTTAAAGTCATACAATTTTTAATAACTTCAAAATCATTCATATCAGATACATTAGGAATATCAGGATTATTTTCATCAGCCCACTCTGTTTTTTTACCAATCGCTACGAAAAGATTTCTTTTAAACATCTGTGTTGTACTGATATACTCAACCCACAGCCAATTAATGCCTCCATCTGAAGAAGAACCATTGACGTGTGTTGGAGGTGTGCTTCCACTCTGTCCAGTATCTTTTGAGATATATTTATTGTTACCATAAAAAACAACATCACCTTCAACATAAGAAGTCAAAGATGCCCACTCATTAATCTGCTGTAAAGTTATATTGTCAATTAGGCTACTTGCGACAAAACTTCGAATTTTACTTGTAAATTTAGCGGCCATTTATTTTTCCTACTTGTTTTTGTTTTTATTCAATTCCATATACGGAACTATAGTGGTTCTTTTGACTTTCTTGTTATAGTATTACTTATATAGTAATTATATTAATTTGAGCATCAAGAGTTTGATTCATTAAAATAGAATTATCATTTATTTTCTTTCTTCCAGGGTAAGTATTAGAAGGAATATCACCACAGATAAAGTTATCCCACTCACTTGCTAAAAATTTAAAATTATTTATGCTTTCTTTAAACCAATTTAGGTTTGATAGTGGATTAATTAATAAACTCTTATCTTGTGAAGTTTGGTATTTTGTTAAAGGTAATATAGAAGGTGCAATACTACTATATCCGTTTGACTCAAAGTTAATCATATAAACACCAATAATTCCTTCTATAACCTTAATTGTTGTTAAATAAAATGTATCTATAAATCCATTTTGATTTAAGTCATTTGAATAAGAAATATCCAAAATAGAAAAGCGAACAAATCCAGAAGGGTGAACCCATTCATCGACTAAAGAATCATAATTGCTTCTTGTTATAGGAGAATATATAGTATATGAGAACTGCTGATAGTAATAACTATCAAGAAGTGTTGAATTAATACCTAAAGTTCCTTCTAAACTTTTCCAAGATGGTCTTTCCAAGAATACAGATTTTGATACTGCATCTATAATTGCACCAGTACCATTTAAAGAATTTACAGATGAAACCATCATTCCTACGGAATCAATAAATGGATCTATTATTTCTATGCTTTCTATTTGTCCAATATTTTCACTATCTGCTATTAATATTGCTCCAGTTCCTTTCTGAGACTTAACAATAATAGTGGGAATGGTATCATAACCATATCCTTTATTATAGATTGAAACCTTCTCAATACTACCAAGTCCACTAAAATAACCACTCGTATTTGTAGTTCTAATAATATTACTTGATAGAGATATGCTTCCATTAACTTCAATAGTGTTATTGAGATTTGATAAATCTAAAATTGATTGTGAATTATCAATACCATTAAAATCTATAAGAAGACTTACATTTGCAAAAAGAGAATCTGAGTTATTTATTTCATCTGGAGGAATAAAATTAGAAGTATATCGGGCATTACCTTTAGTAATTCTAAAGTTATCTAAGTTTCCAATAAAAGGATATTTATTATTAGCACCAATACCTATTTTAATCGGAGAAGAAGCCGAAACTCCAGATGAAATAGTTTTATTAGAACTTAAAACTCCATTTATAAAAAGTCTTAATAAATTACCTTCTCTTGTAGCAGCGACGTGTGTCCATTTATTTGATTGAATTATCTTAGTAGAAGATACTACCTGAGATGAAACTCCATACATTGTAAATAAAAGATTTCTATTACCATTTATTTTAAAATCCCATCCAGTATTACTATTTGGATTTTTTCCAGAACAAATAACTGAATCTATGTTGGAGAATGGCATATAGAGCCAAGTTTCTATACAGAAATCACCAGATGATAGATCAAGACTGCTATTAAAAGGAACTGATAGATAGTTTCCTGAGTTATTAACCTTTGAAACTACTGCTGAAAAAGAATGTCCTTTTGATTTAGGATCGGATAAAATTTGATCTCCAACTGCGTAACCTGTTCCACCTGAATTTACTGTAATACTACTGATTGAGCCATCTTTTAATGTTTTAACTCTGGCGCTACCTAATACTTGAGAATTAGATATTGTTATTGTATCTCCTACTTTATATCCCTTTCCTGGTTCATTTACTTCAAGATTAATAGTATCTACAAAATTTTCTACTATTTTTATTCCTGTGGATAAAGATGATATTTCTATACCTTCACCTTTTTGAAATTCTCTATAAGGTGTGTCAATTTGAATTTTTAAATAGTTTAAATTAAGCCTATGCAGAATACTGATGCTCTCTATAGCACATTCTGTTTTACTAGAAATTCCTTTTAATGTTAGATCATAACTATTAGCAAGTCCAAGTAAAGTATTAAAATTTGAACTACCATAATTATGTGTAGTTGTAAAAATAAAGTATCTTCCTGAATATACTGCTTGACTTGGAATAAGCATCCTTTTACGAGGGTAGTCTATAGATAAATCGCAGTTATATAGAATTTTAAATAAAAACTTAAATGATTCTTCACTACCTATACTTAAATAAAAATCACGTAAATGAAGTATGAGTTCTTTCTTTGGAATTTTTAATGTATTTTGAATATCAAACCCACACTCTAAAAGAATTTTATCAATATACTGATCAACCTGATTATTTGTTTCACAATTTTCATAAAAAGTTTCTAATATTTCAAGCGGATTTCCATCAAGTTCTAAGAATGTATAAAAATGATCTATAAATCGTGAAAAATTTTTAAATTCACGCTTAATGAATTCTGGTTTTTTCTCTGAGATTATAGGACTTATATAATTACGCATTAGAAAGAATCACTCTTATTTTTGTTATACGAACAATATTTTGTAAATATGTTTCAATATCTGGGTTTGTTGGTGTCATTGTAAAGTTAATAGTTCCACTTGAACCATAGTTGTTTTGAACTAAAGTTCCATATACAGGAAATTGGTAATAAATAATTCCATTGGTATAATCAACTCGACCAAAAGATTTCACTAAAAGTTTTTGATTATCGCTTTCTTTGTAAATGAATACATTTCCATTTGAATCATCAGCAAAGTAGCAAACACTTGTTCCGTAATTGAATAGTGAACTTTTAATTCCATTCTCTATTGAGTTACCTATATACATTTCATTTTCTATTTCAGACTTATAAATGATATCTTGATCTTTATTAATAGTTTTTTTAGAATAGCAACTTTTTAATGATGTAACTTTACTTTTAATGTTATTCAAAAGAGTGACATCACTTAAAAAGTTATCAAAAACATTTAATTGGTTTGAATTATAGTCTTGTATCTCAAATATAATATCTTTTTCTATTTGCCCGAATGTTTTATTGGTTCTTTTACTTTCAACTTTGCCATATACAGTTAATTCAACATTAATAAATTCTGGATCAATAAATACAGGTTGCATACCTACAACACAGTATTTAGATAAAAGTCTACTCTGTATATCTTTTTTAGCCGTTAAAGTAAGTTTATCCGAAAATTTAGGTTTAACGCTTATATATATTTTACCATAATCTTTATGGATGTTATTTTCTCCACCCCAAACATTAATGCTATCTATATTCCTAAATTCACTTATAATGATCGATTTATAGTCATCTGAAGTTACAATTCTATTTTGTCTTCTATTGTGATGAGGTATTGTAAAACGAAGACTATCAACTGTTTCTGGTTCGCAACCTCCACTGCTAATTGTTCCAGTCTCTGTTATAACATTAAAGTCTTCCCAGTTTCCTATATTATTTTCAGTTGGAATATCTTGAGATGGTTTATTAAATTGAAATTTTTTACAACCATTTCCGCTTTCGCCGTTACTTGAGATATAGTAGAGATATACAATACTCTTATTAGAAGGGCTTTTTCCAAATATATTGTTTCCAAAAATGATTTCATAAAAACCATCTTCTTGTGTTGTGAGATAAAATACCTTAGATGTGCTTGTAACATCAAATACGTTGCTTGCTAAAAAATACTCATCTCCAGTGATGAGACCATCTGGAATAATAATCATTCGTATAGTATCAATATCTATACTTTTATCTTGAATAATATATCTTTGATTTAAAAGAGAAGTATCTATCTTAAATTTCCATTCCTGAAGTTTTCCTTCATATATTGTAAAAGTATCCGATGTATAGTTAATAATAGGATATAGAGAATTATCTATATTCTTAATAAATAGATCATCAACAGTATAAAATACTCGCTGATCTTGATCATTATTCACTCCTGAAAATGATGTCCCTCTTGGTATTAAAATACTTTTACTTGAAGGCTCGTACTGTTCTGAATTACTAACATCTATATTAATAGATAATTTAATATCGGCTCTGGCGCTTGTTTTTCCTCTTGGAATATAACCAGATAACTTGGCTTTAGATAAAAGACTTTCGCGCTTTACCGCTGAATCAATAAAACTTTCATTTAATAACATCTTAATGTAGTAGCCGATATAGTGCGTATTGTAACTTAATAGATTAATTAATGTAGAAATACCACTTGCTTGGAAATCAAAATCTTGATAAATAGGATTTCCTGCACTATCTAATTGACTTTGAAGAAAAGAAACAAGATTATCACGTATTTCAGGATAATCAAGTGAATTAATTGTGAGCTCATTTGTTGTTATTGTCATTTTTATCGAACTCTCTGAAACTGTTGAGTAAATGTATCTGTTATATTTAATGCCTTAATTTGATATGTAACAGTGACTTCAAATCCATCATCTGAATCAAAAGGCACTACAGAAGCTGAAATAAATTTTACTCTTTTTTCAAATGTCTTAACTGCCCATTCAATTCTTTTAACCATATTGGAAATAGTTAAATGGTTAATATTCTCAAAAAGATGGCTATTCATATCAGTAAATAAACTGGAATTAAAAGGAACATCATAAGGATTCAAAAGAAAAAGGACTTTAATTGCCTGTTTTATTGATTCAATATTAATTTTAGGATTTATATCACCAGTTAATGGGTGCGGAGTAAATGCCAAGTTAATATCTGAAAATTGAATGATCTCTTTCATTTACCCTCCCTCAAAAACATCTAAACTTCCGTGTCATAATGTTACTGGTGCAGCACACGGGATCTCCAACTCTTGCTGCTGGTAGGCTATTAATAAAAACTGTAGATGAGCCACCACAAGTTACTGAATCGTGGCATCCTCCGGTACAACAATTGTGAATAAAAAAATCACCTTTTACCATAAAGTTATTAATATTTCTATCATTAAAAACCTCAATATCGAAAACATCTACAGGATTTTCATATTTAATTTTTGTTATTCTTTTGATTTTAACCATTTAATGTATGTTGCCTCTGAGTATGCTGCTCTTGTTATTTTTTTATTTTTACATTCTATTGCTGCTTGATCCCAAGTTATACAATTATCAATCATGTATTTTTCTATTTTCTTGAGAATACCGATAATCGAATTATTTTTCTTTTGTCGTTCAGATGTTATTTTTCTATTCTCCTGAGAATTTAGATTTGATAAAATGTAATCTTTAGTGTTACCATTTTTCATTGGATGATTTTTAATAAAATTATGAGTTTTATTTTTAATTCGTTCTTGTGTTCGCTTTGATAGAGATCTTTTTATTTTTTCTTGTTCTTCATCTGTTCTCAATAAGTTACGATTTAATATTCCTTGACTTATTTTTTCTCTTACATCATTTCTTTTTGCTGGATTATTTTCAATCATTTGTCTTGAATGATGTTTTTTCATTATTTCATAAAGCCTGCTATTTCTGGCCTTTTTGA